TCGTTACATAGTTGAGCGTTAAGATACCACCAGACCAGACAAGAACGCCAATACGAACCATCGTTGAGATGATGGCACCTTGTTCTTCTGCGTCAGGAAGTATGGCATCTTTAATCTTTTCTAGAGGTCCTTTCTTTTTAGAGTCTTTCTCTTCGGCCTCGCTATTTAATTGATCGCTCATTGATGTTATCTATCGTTTATCCATTCTGCCTTATTTTTCTACTTGTATGTGCAATGCATATCACCTGGCCGATGAGACGCAGGTGATTAAGCTTCTTCTTCTGCTAAATGTTTATCTATAAGTTCCTTGACATCGATTGGCCCATCTGCCAGTAGCCGGAAGTCAATCCAGAGTTTATTACTCTTTTCCATGCGCTGAAAGTTCTTCGGATCTTTGTCTCGTGTGACCTCGAGGAAAGATTGAGTCTCATGAATCAACTTATGAGAATTGAACTCTAAGTCCACCAGCGCCATATGTCGGTTGTGATAATAATGCGGCACGCCACGAACACGGATATGTAGCGGATTGCAGCAGTTGTTATCACCGCAAATAGTTTTCAACGGCAATCGACCAATATCTCCCCACGAGTACCAGCATGCAACTCTTGGTGCGCTGTATTGACGACCCTTATTCCAGTGCCTTGGGATTGAGAAATAACTGGAATTGGATCGAGAATGATACAGCCCGCGCCAGGGCCAGCAAGCATCTGGATCATCCGTGTCGATGTCAACGAAAGACCAGAACTCCAGGAATCTGCGCCTATGAGTTTTGTGGATCTTATGAACATCAAGAGATAGCCGCCCTTCTGTCAATGCGCTGATACATCGAACACAGGCATGGCTATCGTCGTAGCGCGGAACACGTCCATCCTTGGAGCCAAGAGAGTGCTCCGTAAATGGACAGATAGGCCCACCCTCAATACGAGAATGAAGGTCTGGAGGAATAGGCCACTGCGCCATGGTGAGTGTTCTTTCCTAGAACCTATCGAGTTTCGATAAGGGTTACTCGATTACGCATATGTGTGGACGGAGTTTTGAAGCCATCCCAGAGAATGTTCAGGTATTGGATACGAGATCCAGACCTATTTTTTTTCTCGACAATTTCTTTTATCTCGCCTACGCGGGCGTTCGTGTAATAAACCTTCTGTCCTGTCTTTGGGTCTACAGGTAATAGTCCTCGACCGAATGCTTCTTTTAGGTTGGCACGTTCGCGCACTCGATCACCGACAGAGAAGCAGGTGACTTCTTTAGTTGATTTAGTCATTAGATGTTCAGCGGAAATCCTTTTGGAGGTTCGTAACTGCCACCCATGCCGACCAGTTGTTCAGCGAGGGGGCGTAGCACGACTCTTGTTAGAGGCCAATACTCGAAGCGAGTGGAGCCCTCAACAGCAATGCGAACCAAGGCCTTGTTCCAGCCTGTCTTCTCGACCTGGCCAATGATCCAGCCATATCGCCGATCGGACGAATGGACGACTCTTTGGCCAAGCTGAAGTTCAGGCATCCATGCAAGATAGAGCATTCACAATGCAAGCCAGCATAACTATGCGTCAGAGATTGGCAACCCATTACCTGTTAATTCGTCCTCCATATTTCCGTCATCGGCCAGAGCGGGATTGATTGGTCCTCGCATTGGGATCCGTTGAACACTTACACCGGCCTCGATGAACATCTCTCTGGCTCGATCGAAGGACTGAGACCATCGAATTGGCTCAACGAAATTCGGGACAATGATTTTATTGACATCGGCCTGAATAAGGAGAGCCGCGCAGTTGCTGCACGTAAATAATGGCCAGACATAGACAGTGGAACCGGCTAGGCAGATCCCAGTCCTTGCTGCATAGGCGACACAGTTTTGCTCAGCATGAATAGTCATCGCTAGCCGTGTCTCTCTATCTCGCAATCGCTCATCAGAGTCAGCGACACCGGCTGGGAGTCCGTTAAATCCGGTCGCCAAGATCCTGCGATCTCTTACTGCAACAGCTCCGACCTTGGTGCTTGGATCTTTACTCCAACTGGCGACATGTGAGGCTATGACCAGAAATCTCTGATCCCATTCCTTTGGAGCCCTTGGAACTTTGATGTTGTCCATAGAATGTAGGAAAGAGATGGTTATTTGTTAGCCGAGAATGATTGAAGTTCCCGCACTAATTGCGCTGGGTCTTGCCGGAGTTGGCGCCCTATGGCGGATGGCCTTCGAGCAGGGGTCAATGAAGAAGGGCATGGAAGCCATTCTTCGCGAGATGCAAATGCTGCGCTCTGAGTTAAATCAAGACATCAGGGTTTTAGAGGGGCATTTCAACGACCATGAGAGCCGGATCCGAGTAATCGAACGCGACCAGCTACTTAGAGATAAGCAGAATTAGTTCCCAGGATCTGCGCCGGAACCTACCTGATTCTTGTCGTCATAGTTCGGCCTGAATTCTTGGCTCGTCCAGCATTGTCTAGCGGAGCGACTCAGTTCTTCTCGACTAGTACCCCAGCGAGCGAGCACATCAATTAGATCGTGCTGAATGTCGTGCGATCCATTGGCGCCGTCGTAGCGAATAAATAATCTGGCCGCATCGACTACGTCTTGCTTGTCATTACCGTCAGCAGCAAGAAGCCGGTCAACGATGATTCGATCGTGGCCATGTAGAGGATGCTGCTGTGATTGCTGGAAAGTCTTGCCGTTCATATTTGCGTGCCCAGGCATACATACGGTAGCGAGGCTAAAAGCTGGGACAGGGGTGTACCAGCAAATCAGCCAGATCCACTGCAATGACTCAAATAGCCATTTTAGTGGGACAGCGAGGCGCTCGCTGTATAGACTCTCTCAGAATTTTTCTTCCCCCTTCAGTTAGAGGCGAAACTGAAAAACCTGATGTACTAATTATATAGAGAAAAGAGGTGAATGGCAGGAGGAGAACAGCAAGAGAGAAGGGTTGCTCCCCGTAAAATCTCCCAGAGAGTCTATACAGAGCGTGCCTCACTGTCCCGGACATACGAGACTCATGTCACTGCAAGGAGAGAACCCGAGGCGGGGTGTCCCTCACGAACAGCATTGCCAATAAAAAAGCGGCTCCCTGACTGGAACCGCAAAGTAAGACTCAATGAGACTGTATTAGACAGCGACCTATGAGACGGGTTATTTCTGTAGCGGGGCGAGCCAAACCCGCTTTTGAGTCGCCTGAGTAGAGAGAGCTGTATGAACGCGAATCTTCTTAGAGGTGTAGCCCAGTCGCTTCAAACTGTCAGTTATGGGAGTCGTTACCCCCTGGCGGTCGATCGGAATGCACAGCCAATCAAAAACATCAGACAGAATTACATAGGAGCGGGTGTTACCAGCAGGATCAACCCAGTGACCTGAGCGTTGCTTCTCAAGCTCTCGGACCAGCTTCTCCTCGATCGGCGTGTCCTTATTGAATGAAGCCGTGTAGCTGGAGACATGACTGAGCTCAAAGCTGCTGAACGTATGAACTGGATTGTCGAGGTAGGCCCGATAAGCCGCAGCCCAAATCGAATCACGGTCTCGCTTGAGTCGGTCGAGGTCGATGATCTTGAGGCTTGGGTTCTGCGGTGATGGCACCTTGCCCTCGACGATGATCGGCATAAACCGTCTATTGCCGGTGGGGTCAGTCAAGAAGTCGACGTTATTGGTTGCCCCGCAGAGAACGAATGATCGCTTGAATGACTTCTCGTTCTCGTATTTCCGCGCTGATCTATCGGTCGAAACCGAAACGAGGTTCTTCAATACCTCGACATGACGCCTAGAGAAATAGCGTTCAGCCTCATCAATGGTGCAGATCCAGCCAGCATGTAGTGCGTGGGGCCGGTCTTTGATGTAGTCGATGCCCTGCTGGATTGTTGACTGCCAGGGATAAGAGCCAGGATTCCGTGGATCAGGTGGGGTCAAATACTTATAGAAAGCAGATTTACCGCTGTTCTGACCGCCGACCAGAATTGGCATCCAGTCATGCACGCAGCCGGGAGTCCTGATTCTCGCCACAGCTCCGATTAAGAATCTCTTGAGGATTACATCAGCGAGTCTGGATCCGTCTGGCATTCGAGGATTCTGAATGTCGTCATCAGATGTGCCGAGCAGCTCTGATGCCAAACGATCGAAATAAGGACAAGGCTCTGCTGACTTCAACACTCGTTCAAGGAAGTCGGTTACGGGATTGAACCGTCGTTCATGGCCGAGCACCTGGGCGGTGTCGTAAACAGTGGTCTTACTGAGAACCTTGGTGAGACCTCGTGAGATACGGACGTAGGCAGTACTGATGTCGGGGATTGGCTGAGGATCATCGTTAGGGCCATAGACGAGCTCCTGTGTCATCTCGTTTCTGCGGAGTCTTGGATAGAGACGATCCAACCGGTTCTTAATGGATTCAATCTGATCCTCTTGATCTCCTCCTTTGCTGCGAGGTTGTGGAGGTATTGCCTCAGGATCGGCATCACTCGGAGTATCGAAAATATCCTGCTCGGTGAATTCCGAGTCGACCTCTCCTGTGTCGTCGAGATCAACATCATCCTGAGCAGGAGCAACAGTGGCGATCATCCGCCATGGCTGCGGGTCTTCGGCGAAAAGATTTTGAGTGTGCTGAATCGGTTCGTAGATCAGAGATGGCTCATTCGGATCTCCTAAGAAATCTTCATGGCCGTAACCAGCAAAGCCGCTGCCAAAAATTCCGAGATTGTTATTGCTCCTCTCCTCGCGGAGTTCTTCTGGGATGCCAGCTCGCCAGTTCGGGTCATCCTCGGAGGCCATGAAGAACAGGGTTCCGAGTGAAGAGCCGCTGAATCCATGGAAGAATTTTTCATTGCCAACACGTCTTGAGTTACCTCCACTGCCGTGATGCCCACGACTAGCCCAGTCGCTCCAAGCAGGGAATAGTCGATCACCCCCTGCGGCACATGCGGCAGTGATGCGAACGAATCGATCCCGATCCCCCTCTGCTGTTGGTTCGAGAACTGACTCCAATGCATAGATCGCTGTCAGCAGCGTGTTCTCGTCAAAGTGGTCGGAGGATGAATCAGGACGCATCCTTGCTGCTGCGGCCTCTTTATATGCATCTTCAATAATGTCTTGCGATAGAAATGCTTTGGGCTGCCAAAGCGGGCACTCGGCCTTGTCATTGCCGTAGTAAAGACGGCATGCATCGGTACAGGATTTATCACCACCAAGTGCTCGTGAAAGAAGCGTGGTAACGGCTTTATATAAAGACGCATCGGTCATCGTCTCGGCTAGTCGGAAGATGACTCGAAACCTGTGCTTTCCTTCGTCAGGCTGATGACTTGCTGTGGTGTAAACCCAGGCTGCTGATACTGCTAAAGGGTGCTCAAGGAACTTTTGTACTGACAGTCCGCTATCGATGTCGACACAAGCAAGGTCTGAGGAATCGAAAGCTGCGCTGCTTCTATGTGGGCTGAGCATGGCAGCCGCAACGAAAGCTCCTCCTTGCTCAACATGGGCTCTTAGGTCAAGCAGTTCTCCTGACTGCTTCTGCCAGTTCTCGGCATAAGTGGTATCCCAGTGCAGAGGCTTGTTATGTATGGTCGGGTGTGTGCTGAATTGAATCAAATTTGTGTGCTGCGTCTCTCGTTCAGTCTGCCTCAGTTGTCAAGGTGTAGCGAATTTGCAGCCAAAGGTTCACCGTGATACAACAATTACGAAATAGCATTGTGCAAACATTCTTGCGTAATTACGGAGTTATGCCTATTAATATGCATGAAACGCATAAATGAGTCATATAGCTGTGGCAGTTGGTAAAAAAATCTCATATAGTTTTTCCATACCCACTGCAACGCCGAAGCAACACAACCCCTATGCCTAGCTCAAAAGTTAGTAATGGCAGGAGATCTCGAGCGCCGAGGACCCCGATAGAGCGGTTTATCGAGGTCCTAAATCATGCGCTAATCGTCAATCGGATATCCCAACGCGAATTATGTGATCGGCTTGGGATCTCGATTGGCACACTTACCAAATACTTGCGCGGTGAAGTGTTCCCATTGAACATCAAAACGCATATCACCCGGCGTCTTGCAGAAGTACGAGGTGTCTCGCTAGACAGTCTTCTTGCTTACTTCGAGACAGGGGAATTCAAGGAAGGGCAAGAGACTGTGCGAATGGAGCAGATCGGGGCATGGATCCGATCAAATGCAGGACAGGAGGATATGGTCAAATTGCTAGAGGATCTCAGTGCTGCCCAGGCCAGGATTTTGGCAGATCCAATGGAGCACCTTAAGCAGCAAGAGGCTGAGGTCAAGGTCTGGACTGATGAGTGTGCTGCTGAGTATGGCCGTGTGCTCCGTGAAACATTCTGCTCGATTGCTCAAGAGAAATCATTAGGCGAATTGCAGGCTTGGGATGAGTTCCGCTCCACAGAAGCGCAAAAAGACAAACCCCCTGAATACGTTGAGTGCTGTCACGGTGTGATGTCCGGCAAGTTAGTTTTAACAGTCGAAATTATTGAGCACTGCTTAACGACCTACAATGAATGCCCTGCTCGCCAGGGACTAGAGCAGTGGGTAGGTAAGGAATTGCCAGAGATTCGTGAGCTCAGCTGCAGCTCTACCTAATTGCTAGGACTGTGAAAGCTAAATTCCATCATTGCAACGCTTAGGAATTGCTTGATCGCCAGTAATCTATTGCGTTCTTCGTCTGGTTGCGGAGGATCTTGCAGGAGTACATATTGTGGCCAGCTATTTAGATGGAAGTCAACTGATTTGTACATCTGTTGAACCTCGTCTCTGCCGAGAGTTATGACGATCGCAGCTCTTTCTTCAAATGGTTCTTTCTCAGCTGGCAATCTCTTTAGCCTCTTCCTCTTTTAATTCACGATACTTCCTCACTCGTTGCAGCCATCGTGTGCGAAACCGCCCAAGTTCGTCGCCATGGAATAAGAATGATTGATCGATCTCCGGCGTGGAGACAAGGATCTGGGCGGCATCGATGTGTAGGCCTAGTGTTTCTTCTGCGGCAATAGAGTAAGCAGCCAGCTGCATTCCACATTTAGAAAGTTTCGACCAGCCAGTGAAGTCGCCCCTGTTGCCTTTCTCTTTTGGGAAGTATCTGCAGTAAGGTCCGTTGCTGGTTTTAAAATCTCCGAGAATTATCACGGAATTTCTGACACCAATCAAATCAGGGCAACCACAGAATCCATACTCATGAGACCAAACCCTACTAATTCCATCGGAACCAATGCAGTGATCCCACTCAGATCTCAGTGGTTTCTCTGACCATAGAAAGCTGTCGTACCGATCTAAATGCTTAGATAATCCTCTCCAGAACGGAAGATATTCATCAGGTACTTCAGTTGGCAGTCCACGGATATATCTTTCGCAGGCATTATGAATAGCTGTACCTCGAGCTGCTGCTTTCTGAAGTCCGCCGGGGTTTTTATTCTGCCAATTCGATAGGACTTTCTTGCTGTGTGCCGAAGCAGTTTTGCCGAGAATAGTAGTTACTGAGGGGTATGCCTTGTCTGCTTTATCGGTGCGGTAATGCCGTTCTCCATTTATCTCAAATCGAGTAGGAGCTGACATACATTCAGTTGCTTATCAACCGAACGTAACCATTCGACACACACCGAGTGCTCAGTCGTGCAAACTATTTTTTTCTAGGGATGATCGGCTTGTTGTCCCAGCCTGGATCCGGTAGTCCTTTTGTTATTGCTAAGCCCCTGCGATAAAAGGCGTTGTCTGTTTTACCTGCTTCTTCTAGTGCGAGGACAGATTCAATCCATCTTCTTCTCGTCTTGTTGTCCATCTTTGGCTTGTCCATCGTTTTCCCAAGGATTGTTTAGTAGTTCGGTCACGCTATTGATTACGTCTTTACCTTCTTGTTCGCTGCGATATGCGCTCAGTTCTTCTAGTAATTGTCTGGAGAGCATGGTGCCTCCTTTCATGATTTCCTCGAAGCAGAGGTCGTCATTCATTAGTTTCTGTGCAACCACCGGAGCCAAGACTGAAAGGTATGCGCTGGTGAATGCGTCGGGGAGGTAACCGTTAAAACTGGCACCGCCGGAAGTAAAGCCGTTTAATAAATAGAGGAGTTCAGATGTTTGGGTGCTGATCTGTTGAAGCAGCTCATTCGTCATCCCTTGTTGTACGTTAATCGATGTGAGAGCCCCTAGCAGCATTTGGATTGTCTGCTCTTGGGTCAGCTCAGCTTGAGGTGTCGTCGAGTCCATGGATGATAGCGGCTTGGTCAAAGTTTCTAACGAGCATCAAAGCCGCTTGCTGCACTGGAGATATTTTATTCCAGAGGGGAGCAACATTGTCATAGCCAAATTTATTCATCAGATTGCGGATGTCAGCTCTAGTACTTGCGGCCTCTAGTGCTTCAAGGATGATGTCCGAATCAGATGATGACGACAAATGC